GCTAACCAAATCGAGAGCTTACGAGAAATCGTAGGCTTTTTTATTTTTCAAAATGGAGGTTGAACAATGAAACTGACGAAAACATGCGCGAAATTCCTGTGCAAGCACGGCGGAACTATTCTGGCAGTGGCTGCATCTGTAGGCGTGGTAGCAACGGCCATCGAGACCGGGCGGGCGACAACGAAGGCACAGCACATACTTGAAGTTGACAAGGAGCTGACAAAATTCAACGAAGACGAGTTTGGCGTGACAGAAGAGCCTCCGACAAAGAAACAAATTGTTCTGATGTGCTGGAAAGCATACGTTCCGGCTGCGATTCTTGGCGGCGGTACCATTGCCTGCATCCTGGGCTCAAACGCGCTGAACAAAAAGCAGATCGCGAGCCTGACTGCGGCATATATGGCACTGGGAAAGACCTATCAGGAGTATCGCAGGCAGGTGGCGGAGCAGATCGGCGTGGAAGAAGAAAAAGATATTTACAAGGACACGCAGGATGTTCTGGAGACCCCCGCCCCGGCAGGCACAGACGAAGAAAAGCTGCTCTGCTACGAGCCTATCTCAAAAAGATATTTCCATGCAACGGAAACGGAGCTGATGGATGCCTTCTACAACGTGAACCGGAACTTTGCGTTGAATGGAGAAGTCTCGCTGAATGACTTCTACTCCTTCCTGCCCGGACTGGACTTTACACCGGAAGGAGATATGCTGGGCTGGTGCGCGGAGTATCTGAGCAACGAGTGGGAATATTACTGGATCGACTTCAACTATGCCCGGCAGACAACGGATGATGGACTGGAAGTGTACTATGTGACAGCATTCCAGGAGCCGATCAAAGAGTATCTGGATTACGACCCGACCAGACGGGAACCATTTTGAATTTTGAAAAGGAGACTGATATTTTATGAAGAAGATCAATTGGTGGAAAGTTGCATCCGTGGCCATGATGGCTGCAAGCGCGATCCTGAGCTTTGGCCACGACCTGATCGAGGAACAGCGCAGCGAAGAGGAAATGCAGGACATGGTGCGGGAGGAAGTTCAGCGCCAGCTTGCTGAAAAGAACCTGTAAACGCGAAAAATACAGTCTCCCTTATGGAAGAGATATCCAAACTGAAAAACAAAGGAGATTGATATTTATGTACGATCACGACTATTATGCAAAGATGGACAAGGCAATGGTACGCGTACTGAAGGCAGTTGCACGTTCAGTAGGATACGGCTTTACAGGGCTGTATCACTATCTGAAGAAGCAGCCGATCAGACTGTACGAGTATATCCGTTACCAGATCCAACTGGAGCGCGATGATCAGCGTGAAACAGAAATTCGCTTCGAGAATTTGAAGCAGTACGGACATATCTGAAAGGCGAGAGCTTACGAGAAATCGTAGGCTCTTTCTTTTTATAAATTTTTGGAGGTACGAACATGAACCTGAAAACATTTGCAAAGGCAGTGCGCAGGAGCGCAGGCAAGAACGCATCTAAGATCCTGGGAGGTCTGGCGATCACGGGAAGCATTACGGCGGTCTATTTCGCTGTGACGGCCACCCCCAAGGCCATGATTCTGCTGGACGAGAAAAAGCAGGAGCTGGGCGTGGAAAAGCTGGACGTGAAGACCATTGTCAAGACGGCGGGCCCGGTGTATGTGCCGACTGCGCTGAGCATGGTGCTGTCTGCGGGCTGCGTCATTGGTGCAGTCCATGTGGACGAGCGGCGGAATGCTGCACTGGCCGCGGCGTGCACCCTTTCTGAGAGCGCGCTCAAGACCTATCAGGACAAGGTGCTGGAGGCCATCGGCCCCGAGAAGGAACAGGAGATCCGGGAGACCATTGCACTGGAAAAGATGGCCAAGTGCCCCGAACCGGCAACCATCCAGCCTGCCAAGAACCTTGTCACGACCGATGTTTCCTACGACCAGCGGGTGAAGTGCTGGGAAAGCCTGACCAACACCTACTTCTGGACGACCAAGGCCATGATCGAAAAAGCCGTCAATGGGGTCAACAAACAGCTGCTCAGTGACTTCCGGGTGAGCGAGAATGATCTGTTTGACTATCTGGGCATCGACCACTGCGTCAACGGTGACCTGCTGGGCTGGGACACGGATTCGGGGCTTAACGTTGATATTTTCTATGCGTCCCGGCTGGACGAGGACGGGATGCCCTGCCTGACGCTGGAGTATCACACGCCTCCGAAGTGGCTGGGCGGCTATTGATATTTGACCCGGCGCGAAAAATTCAGCTTCCTTTATGGAGGTAATACTCCGACATTATAAACTTATATTTAAGAAAGAGGTAACAAAAATGGACGAAATGATGAACATGAACGAAACTACTATGGAGAACGAGGCTTCTGTTGAGGTCGTTCCGGAGGAGAATGTTCAGATGATCGATAACGAGGAAACTTCGAGCAACAGCTCGGGCATTGGTCTCGCTGTTGGTGCTGTGGGTCTGGTTGCAGCCGTTGGATACGGACTGTACCGGAAGCACAAGGCCAAGAAGCAGAACAAGGACGAGGAGAAGCCGAAGACCAAGAAGAAGATCGTCTGGCAGAAGCCCTGGAAGATCGAGAATGTCGATTCTGCACAAGTGGACGTTCCTGACGAGGACGTTGAGGAAACTTCTGAAGAGAAGTAATGTTAGGTAAGGCGAGAGCCGTGGAGAAATCTGCGGCTCTTACTTTTTTTGTTTTTGAAAGGATGACAACATGGCACAAGTAAATATGCCGAAGAGCAGCATCGGACAGCAGCCTGCCGCAGAGCCTCAGAAGAAGTTCCAGAAGGTCGTCAAGGGAAAAGTGACCCTCAAGGAGCAGAACGATATCCAGAAGATCGCCAACGAGTTCCTGGCCGAGGACCTCAAGACCGTGAAGAACCGCATCGTGGTGGACTATCTGCTGCCCATGCTGAAGAACGGTCTGTGGAGTATTTTTAACTCTGCGGTCAGCATTGCACTGTTTGGCGAGGACCGTTCCCGCGGCTCTTCGAGCAACTACTCCGGCTCCCGCACCCAGCGGAACAGCTATGACACCTACTATCAGGGAGGCTCCGGCAACCGGCAGGGAAATCCGAACCGGGCCGTAGGACGCAGCTTGCAGAACCTGGACTTTGAGTTCCGTGCGGATGCAGACGACACACTTTCCCAGATGTATGATGCGATTCGCCAGTACGGTCAGGTTTCTGTGGGTGACCTGTGGGATCTGATGGGCGTTTCCAACGAGAGCACCGATTACAATTACGGCTGGTACAACCTTGACGGGGCGTTCATCAAGGGCATCCCGGGCGGATATCGTCTGATGCTGCCTCGCCCTGTACCGCTGCGCTGAACAATAAAGAAAGGATTGATATTTATGAAGTTCCTGAAAAAGATCGACAAAACCGAAATCGTGGAAACGATGACCCGTGCTGCATCCAAGTGCGGCTACAAGCTGAAGAAGGCAAGCCCCACCATTATGATCGTTGGCGCTGCCATTGGTGGTGTGACCGCTACTGTGCTGGCCTGCAAGGCGACCATCAAGGCACAGGATATTCTGACCGAGCACAATGCTCAGGTGGAGAGCATCCACACGACCAAGCAGCAGATCGAGAGCGGTGAGATCCAGCTGAGCGAGGGCGAGACCTACACCGAGAAGGATTACAAGAGCGATATTACGACCACCTACGTCCAGACCGGCCTGAAGCTGGCAAAGGTGTATGCGCCTGCGGTCACCCTGGGTGTGGTATCTCTGGGCTGCATGTTCGGTTCCCACCACATCATGTCCAAGCGCAACGCGAGCCTGACTGCGGCTTATATTGCTCTGGACAAGGCCTTTGAGGAGTACAAGAGCCGTGTATCCGACCGCTTTGGCAGCCGTGTACAGGAGGAGCTGGAGCACAACATCAAGGCTGTGGAGCTCGAGAGCAAGAGCACCAACGAGCAGGGCGTGGAGGAGACCATCAAGGAATACAAGGACATCGCCATGCAGCACACCAGCCCCTATACCTGCATCTTTGACGAGACCGTGGACACCTGGCAGCCTGACAACATGCTGAACCGCAACTACCTGTTCCTGATGGAGCAGGCGGCAAACAAGCGTCTGCGCACCCAGGGGCACCTGTTCCTGAATGACGTTCTGGCATCTCTGGGCACCCACGGTGGTGTGACCCTGAAGACCCCGGAAGGCCAGATCGTGGGCTGGATCTATGACCCGAACGACCCGACCCGACAGAACCACGTGGATTTTGGTGTGACCAACTATGTCAAGGGCGACGAGGCACTGAACAGCTTTATCAACGGCGGAGAGCGCTCGGTGATGCTGCGGTTCAACTGTGACGGGCCCATCATCGACAAGATCTGAGACTGATATTTTGGAGGAATACGCTATGACCAGATTCGTTAAGAGACTGTCTTACCTGTTTGCTGCCATGGCCGGAGTCTGCTTCGTCTCTGGTCTGGCGGTTCTTTCTGAGTGAGGTGGAACGATGGAAACTTTGGAAAGCACTTTCCTGTTTCTGGACTATCTGACCGATACCAAACGCAAACGCCACATGGTGGGAGGCATTCTGATGAGTGTCTCCCTTTTCTTTGGCGGATTGGCGTTTACCATGATGACGATCAAAGGAGACATCGACAATGAACAAGACCGTGCGTGATATTCTGCTCTTTGCAGCAGGCTTTGGGGCAGGTGCCCTTGTGATGCACACCGTTTTCGAGAAGAAATACGAGACCTATTACGGCAAAAAGTACGAGGCCGAGCGTGAGAATCTGCGGCAGAAGGAAGCCGATATGGACAAGACCATCGAAGAAAGGGCGACCCAGAAGAGCTTTGAACAGCTGGCCGGGAAGTACCGTACCGAATCTGACCCGGAAGATGTGGTGGCACATGAGGCCATCGAAGTCATTGAGCCGGATCAGTTCGGCGAGCTGGACGACTACGAGACTTCCTTCCTGACCTACTACGCGGACGGAAAGCTGGTGTTCGATACGGAGGATCAGCCCGTGGACGACGATGACATTCCGAAGATCATCGGCAACGAGGCACTGGACCGCATTGGCGAGTTCGCACCGAACGCTGTTCATGTCCGCAACCACAACTACCACAAGGACTACGAGATTCTCCGGGTTCGGGAGAACTGGCCCGGCAACCACGACGATGAGGAGGATGAATGAACTTTATGAGGGAGACGGAGCAGTATTATGACTGGCTCTACAAGATCGTCTGCGGCGAATGGGAACCCCGGAACCTCAGCTTTCACCGCTTGCTGATGTATCTTTTTAACCGGGATTATATTCCGGCGTGCGAAATGGATGTCTGCCGGGCAACGGACGGTATCAACCTGCGGTACCGCTTTGCATCGGAGAATAATATTCCGTACGGGAAGATCGATGCGGTGTTTCAGGGCGTACCCTGCTCTATGCTGGAGATGATGGTGGCGCTGGCGATTCGCATCGAGGAGCACATCATGGAAGACCGCAGCATGGGCAACCGTGTGGGACAGTGGTTCTGGAGCATGGTCGTCAGCCTGGGCCTGGCTGCCATGGACGACACCCGTTTCAGCGAAGAGCGCGCGGAACCGATCCTGGCCCGGTTTATGGATCGGGACTACCAGCCGAACGGGGCTGGCGGTCTCTTTACGATTACTCGTACGTCCATCGACATGCGTACCATTGATATTTGGTACCAGTTGATGAGCTGGTTGAATGAGAATGAGTTTTGATGACGTATGTATCGAAAATATGCATCCCTATGGAAGGATTCGTTGAGAAGATACTCGACGATTCCCATGTGATGCTGCGAATCACGGCGTGTCGAGACGAGAATAACATTGGTCGGCTGATTCTGGCTGACCCGAATTACTGGAGGAAAATTGACAATGGAACTGACTGATATTTTGATCGACCTGAGCAACAGCAAGGCTGCACTGGAGGTGGCCAATCACACCATCCGCCGCATGAAGGGCAAGTGCATCCGGAAGAACATTCTCATCGCTGGCCTGCTGTGGTTCGGCTTTGTTTCCTGCAAGATGGTGAACGAGGCAGAAAAGCAGCGTAAGGAAGCCGATGAGCGTGCCCGTGAGGCAGAGGCAGCGCTGGCCCAGATGACCCTCCAGAAAGAGAAAGACGTATAAAAACCTCGGAGAAAGGAGGAAGTCAGTTACAAATGATTGATTTCCTGATGATTGCAACGCGGACGGGAAAACGCGGGACAATCGAAATTTATCCCAAATTCATCATCAAGAAGTCGAAAGACCTGATGATCCGGGGTTCTGATTTTTACGCGGTCTGGATGGAAGAGCGGGGGCTTTGGAGCACGGACGAACAGGATGCGCTCCAGATGATCGACCGCGCGCTGGATATTTACGCGGAGGAACACAAGCAGGTCTTCAATGACAGCTACCGTGTTCTGCACATGTGGGACGCGGAGAGCGGGATGATCGACAACTGGCACAAATACTGTCAGCGTCAGATGCGGGACAACTACCACGCTCTTGACGATACATTGATATTTGCGAACACCCCAGTCAAGAAGGAAAGCTATGCGTCGAAGCGGCTGCCGTATCTTCTGGAGGAGGGAAACATCAGCGCCTACGACGAACTGATGACTACCTTATATTCTCCCGAGGAGCGAAAGAAGATCGAATGGGCGGTTGGCGCGATCGTGAACGGCGATTCCCGCAAGATCCAGAAGTTCCTCGTGCTCTATGGCCCACCCGGCAGCGGTAAATCGACCGTGCTGAACATCGTCCAGAAACTTTTCGACGGGTACTGGTCAGTGTTCGACTCCAAGGTGCTGGGGTCATCGTCCAATGCGTTTGCGCTGGAGGCGTTCAAATCGAACCCTCTGATTGCGATCCAGCACGACGGTGACCTTTCCCGCATCGAGGACAACACCCGGCTGAACTCGCTGGTATCCCACGAGACCATGCTGGTGAACGAGAAGTTCCGCAGCCAGTATTCCAGCCAGTTCAAGTGTTTCATGTTTCTGGGCACCAACAAGCCCGTTAAGATCACGGATGCAAAATCGGGCCTGATTCGACGACTGATCGATGTGGAACCTACCGGCGAAAAGATCCCTGCAAGAAAGTACCGTGACCTTGTAGCGAAGGTGGACTTTGAGCTGGGTGGCATCGCATGGCACTGCAAGGAGGTATACGAGCAGAACAAACATCTCTATGATGATTATATTCCGACCCGTATGCTGGGTGCATCGAACGACTTTTACAACTTCATGCTGGATTCCTTTTATATTTTCAAGAAGGAGGATGGCGTATCCCTGAAGCGGGCCTGGGCGATGTACAACACCTACAATGACGAGGCAAAGGTGGCGTACCCATACTCGCGCCGTGCGTTCCGGGAAGAATTGATGAACTACTTCGAGGAGTACAAGGAACGCGCGGAGACCGTGAATGGCGAGCGGGTGCGGAGCTACTACAGCGGCTTCAAAGCGGAGAAATTCAAAGAGTTCCTTGACGAACCTGTGAAGGCAGAAGAACCCACTGCCGAGCCGGAAACGTCATGGATCGAGTTCAAGGAGCAACATTCTCTCTTCAATGATATTTGCAAGGACTGCCCTGCACAGTATGCGACAGACGATGGCATTCCGATGCGAAAATGGGAGAATGTCGAGTCAAAATTGGCCGAACTGGATACTTCGAGACTGCACTATGTGAAAGTTCCGGAGAATCACATTGTCATCGACTTTGATATTCCCGGGCCGGATGGAAAAAAGAGCTTCGAGCGCAACCTGGAAGCTGCCTCCAAATGGCCCCAGACCTATGCGGAGCTGAGCAAATCTGGTGCGGGCATCCACCTGCATTATATTTACACCGGCGATGCAACGAAGCTGAGCAGGATCTACGACGAGAACATCGAGGTCAAGGTGTTCACGGGGAAGTCCTCTCTGCGGAGAAAACTGTCGAAATGCAATGATATTCCGGTTGCGACCATCAGCAGCGGCCTGCCACTGAAGGGAGAAACGAAAATGGTTGATACAAAGCAGATCCAGGATGAGCGGCACCTGCGTATCCTCATCAAGAAAGCCCTTGCCAAGGAGATCAGCCCCTATACGAAGCCCAGCATTGACTTTATTGCGCACATCATGGACGAAGCCTACGAGGGCAATGTCGTTTACAACGTGGACGACATGCGGAATGCGATCCTGGGCTTTGCCGCCAGCAGCACGAACCAGGCGGACACCTGCCTGAAGATCGTGGCGAAGATGCACTTCAAGTCGAAGGATGATATTCAGCGGGAGGCCCCTGCGGGGGAGGAAACGCCATTGATATTTTTCGACGTGGAGGTGTTCCCGAATCTGCTGCTCGTGAACTGGAAGTTTGCCAAGCAGGGGCCTGTACACCGCATGGTGAATCCTGCACCGGACGAGATCGAGAGCCTGACAAAGTATCGGTTGGTCGGCTTCAACAACCGCAAGTACGACAACCATATCCTCTGGGCCCGCATGATCGGAATGTCGGTGGAGCAGATCTATGCGCTGTCCAACCGGATCATCAACGAACACACGGGCTTCTTTGGTGAGGCGTACAACCTGTCCTACACTGATATTTACGACTTCTCATCGAAAAAACAGAGCCTAAAGAAGTTTGAAATCGAATTGGGCATCAAGCATCAGGAGCTGGGGCTTCCGTGGGATCAGCCGGTGCCGAAGAGCCTGTGGGACAAAGTGGCCGAGTATTGCGACAACGATGTGATCGCGACCGAGACCCTGTTCTACTCGAAAAAGCGTCAGGCAGACTTTGTGGCACGTGAGATCCTGGCAGACCTTGCCGGCATGACGGTGAACGACACGACAAACTCGCTGACAACACGCATTATTTTCGGCAAGGAAAAGCACCCCCGGCTGGTCTACACCGACCTTGCCACGGGGAAATCCGATGCAATCGTGGAAGTCGATCCTGATATTTTGACGGACTGCAACATCATCAATGCCTTTCCCGGTTACGAGTGGGCCAAAGGTGAAGACGGCAAGTACCACAACATGTTCCGAGGCACAGACCTGGGCATGGGCGGTTATGTCTACGCTGAGCCAGGAATGTACACGAATGTAGCTTTGCTGGACGTTGCGTCGCTGCATCCGCATTCGGCTGTTGCCATGAACTACTTTGGTGAGTACACCAAGCATTTCAACGACCTGATGGATGTGCGAATCTACGTCAAGCACGGCGAGTACGAGAAGGCAAAGGGTCTCTTTGGCGGTAAACTGGCAAAATACCTCGATGACCCGCAGCAGGCAAAGGCTCTGGCGCAGGCGTTGAAAATCGCCATCAATTCGGTTTACGGGTTGACCAGTGCAAGCTTCGATAACCCGTTCCGCAACCCCAAGAACGTCAACAACATTGTGGCGCTTCGAGGGGCTTTATTTATGCGTACTTTGCAGGATGAAGTGCAGCAGCGCGGCTTTAAGGTGGCGCATATAAAAACGGATTCGATCAAGATTCCAGATGCGACCCCGGAGATCATTGCGTACTGCATGGATTTTGCAAAGAAATACGGCTACACGTTCGAGCATGAGGCGACCTATGAGCGGATGTGTCTGGTGAACAATGCCGTTTATATTGCAAAATACATGACTGCGGACCGCTGTGAGGCACTTTACGGCTATATTCCGGGCGACTGCAAGGACGAAGGCGGCGAATGGACGGCTACGGGCACCCAGTTCCAGGTGCCGTATGTGTTCAAGACCCTGTTCTCCAAGGAGAAAATCGAGTTCACCGACCTCTGCGAGACAAAGACCGTTTCCAAGGGCGCTATCTATCTCGACAAGAACGAGGATCTGCCCGAAGGCGAACACAATTATATTTTTGTGGGACGCGTGGGACAGTTCTGCCCGATCATGCCGGGAAAGGGCGGCGCTCTGTTGCTGCGGGAAGCGGGCATGACGGATACCGGCGAACGGAAATATGCTTCTGTGACCGGAGCAAAGGATTACCGCTGGCTGGAAAGCGAGGCGGTCTATCAGCTCCAGATGCAGGAGGATATCGACAAAAGATATTTCAACCGGGAAGTCGATGAGGCAGTTGAGGAGATCTCCAAGTACGGCGACTTCAACTGGTTCGTTGGTGACGACGGTGTTGCTCCCTGGACAGCACCGGATCTTCCATGGAGCGATGCGCAAGAAGAAGCAGCAAGAAATTTTGACGTGAGGTGATATTTTTATGGCGTTCAAACTTTGTGACAGTAACAAACGTGTGATTGGTAACATTACCGATGTTGTTAGAACGGTGGATGGGGAGACGATGATTACGCTGGACACAGGCCATACGTTCCAGTTTAAGTCTTATGACATTTATTGGGATAAGGGACATAATTGCTTCATTAACAAACCCTATTACCGGGGTACGTTGAACACCGCACATGCAAAGTAGGCGACGGCAATGAATGCAGCGGTTATTAAGAATGTGATTTTTGCTCCTCCGGCCACGATCGTTTACTGGTCGGATGGTTCCAAGACCGTTGTGAAGTGCAGCGAGAAGGATGTTTTCGACCCGGAGAAGGGGCTGGCCATGGCGATCGCAAAGCGTTGCGGCGGCAACAAGGGCAGCTATTACAAGGAGATCCAGAATTGGGTCGAGAAGAGCGGGAAGAAGTATCCCGGGAAGCCTGCTGGCGGCAAAGCTGTAGATCTGGATGTGCTGAAAAAGTACAGTTCTGAGGCAAATAAGGATTGTGAGAAATTCCTCAGCGCGGTCATGAGCAACAATCAGTCTGGTGGACTTCTCCACCTGACAGCACTCGTGGCGGATCTCAAAATTCTGGAAACCGAAATCAACAAGTAAAAAGGAGACTGATATTTATGTACACCAAGCGCCAGAAAGTCAATATCGACGATACCCGTTTCATCTTTACCACCAACTTCAGCGGTGATCCCAGCCGTGATCGCTTTGGCTCGGACAAGCGCCGCGTCAACGTGGTGATCCCGACCATGGAGCTGGTGAATCACCTCATGGATCTCGGCGTGAAGGTTCGTCAGACCAATCCGAATCCTGAGCGTACCTACGACGAGCCGTTCGTTCCGACCTACTTCGTGCCGGTGACGATCAATATGGATTCCAAGTGGCCCCCGCATATCTACTGGGTCACCACTTCCGGCAAGCGCCTGCTCTGCAACATGGACACGATCAGTCAGCTGGACTTTATCCGGGTCAAAAACGTCTGTCTCCAGGCAAACCTTGTTGAGAAGCGGAATGCACCCGGCGAGTACAGCCTGTATGCGGATGTGATGTACGTTGAGCAGGATGCGGATGCTGATCCGTATGCAGAGCGCTATGCCCGGTTTGCAGCTCCTGAAGCAGACATGGCAGAGCCGAGCGACCACACCGAAATTCCGTTCTGAGGTGAAGCATATGAAGAAACTGTTTATCAGCGCACCGATGAAAGGCCGCACTGAAGCACAGATCCGGGCAACCATGGAACAGATGCACCATATTGCTGAGGCTGTGTTTGGCGAGGAGCTGGAGGTGATCCAAACTTATATTTCTGATGATCCTCCGGCTGATGCGAATCGGGCAGTCTGGTACCTTGGTGAGAGCATCAAGAAGATGGCAGATGCAGACTACTTTATCGGAATCTACGATGAGGAGAAGGCGTTCCGTGGTTGTGCAATCGAAAACCTGGTTGCCCGTTCGTACAATATCCCGAGCTACGTGATCAACTTTGGTTTCGTAGCCCCTGATGTTACGGAAGCTCGTGCAAAAGCCAACCGGAAGTACAACAGCTATTATTGATCATTGATATTTTTCGAGTGCCGGGTCAGTCCTTGGTCAAATGTCCAGCCGGTGAGTGCCCACGTCGCAAATGGCGGCTCTAAGGAAACAGCTCGATTTATATTTTTGATGTGCAATTTGGGAGGTTGACAGTATGAAAGTTCTGAGAGTTCGCCCAAAGCATTACCCTGAAGTGATCGACATTGACTGCTCTCTGGAATCGCTTCAGAAAGAGGTGGAAGGCCCGATTCAGGCTATTTACCCGTGGGACGATGAGGTGGCATTGATTTGCAACGAAGAAGGAAAGCTGCATGATGATTGCATGGAGAAACTCAACCGGACGCTCGACGGCCCTTATGGTATCACCATTGATATTATCGTTGGAACATTCCTGATTGTAGGCCTCACGGAGGATGATTTCGGTGAGCTTTTGCCGGAGTTCGTCGAGAGGTACGAGAAGATGTTCCATCAGCCGAGAAAGTTCGTCACCTACACGGATAGCGAAGGCAAAGCGCATCTCTACGTTGATTATTGTACACCTGAAGAATAAGCACATGAGAGCCCTGGAGAAATCTGGGGCTCTTTTATTTGAGTCATTAGCATGGGCTGTACGGTGGGTTCGATTCCCGCATGACTCGCAACCGGGCCAGAGAGCCTGATATTTGAATAATAGAAGGAGTAAGGATTATGAGCAGAGAAAAAGTAAAAGAGATCGTCGATTACATGGTTTCGGAGGGTACACAGAACACCAACTACGGCTGCTGGGCCTTTGATATTCCGGAACTGTGCGACAAGTTCGGCCTTCCGCTGGAATGGTTCTATGAGCACAACGATGATATTTGCCGCGAACTCGACGAGCGTGATGAGGTTGCTGATTACGAGCAGAACTACGACTGGAACAACCATCCGCTGGATTACGACCTGGTTTATTACACGGACTTCTGCCATTTTGAGGAGGTGTGATATTTATGGGCGGACTTCGCAGAGTAGATAAGGCTTGCAAAAAATGCGGCACTATGATGTATCAGGTTCCGTCAAAAAGATTGTACTGCGATAAATGTCGAGACACCGTACCGCGTAACATGTCAAAGACGGAAGAAAAGCCTAAAAAGCTCACACTGTCAGAAATCATGCGCGAAGCAGACAAGGAGGGCTTGCAATATGCGTCCTACTGCAAAAAGCACGGACTTTACTAAGAAAAAAGAGCTCTGGAAGGTGTTCAGAAAGCACCGGAAAGAGCTCTTTGCTTATACCGTCAGAGGGGAGGGCGAAGATGAGGAAGAGGCGACGATCTCGCTTCTGGCCTACGAGAATCACTGCAAGAAAAGTGACATTTATGTGACGTTGGAAATGAGGTGAGCGACCTGATGGCAGGTGTAACGCTCTACGACTACCAATTGGATGCGATCAACCGTATGAAAATCGGCTGCATCCTATGTGGAGGCGTAGGAAGCGGAAAATCGAGAACGAGTTTGGCGTTTTATTACAAACTTTACGATGGGAAGGTGAACACAGAAAATTATGTTCGTATGACAGAGCCTCCGGATCTTTACATCATCACGACTGCCCGGAAACGGGACACCGGAGAGTGGGACGAAGAACTGGCCCATTTCTATATGTCTACAGATCCAGAGCATGATATTTACGAGCACAAGGTCGTGGTGGATTCCTGGAACAATATCGGAAAGTACGTTGGCGTGAAGAATGCGTTCTTTATATTTGACGAGCAGCGAGTCGTTGGAAAGGGCGCATGGGTGAAATCTTTCTACAAAATTACGCAAAATAACGAGTGGATTCTGCTCAGCGCCACCCCCGGGGACTGCTGGACGGATTATATCCCGGTGTTCATCGCCAATGGGTTCTATCGAAACAGAACGGACTTTAACAACCAGCACGTGGTATACAGCCAATTCTGTACGAAGTACCCGAAGATCGATCGGTATCTGAATACCCAGCGCTTGGTACGGCTGCGGGAACGGATTCTGGTTGACATGGACTTCGAGCGGCCGACGGTATCGCACCATGAGAATGTATTTGTGGAGTACGACAAGGTGAAGTATCTGTCGATCTGCAAGAACCGGTGGAACCTCTGGGAGAACAAGCCAATCGAGACCGCCAGCGAGTTCTGCTATCTGCTGCGGAAGTTGGTGAACGCTGATGCAAGCCGACAAGAAAAAGTGCTGGATATTTGTAAAGGCAGACCTAGGGTCATTATCTTCTATAATTTCGATTATGAGCTTGATATTCTGATGGGTCTGGACTATGGCAAGGGCACCGAAGTTGCACAATGGAACGGGCACAAGCATCAGCCGCTTCCTGAAGGCGACAGGTGGGTGTATCTGGTGCAGTACAATGCCGGTGCTGAAGGCTGGAACTGCATCAAGACGGACACCATTATATTTTACAGCCAGAACTACTCATATAAGATCATGGAGCAGGCCTCGGGGCGTATCGACCGACTGAATACACCGTACAAGGATCTGTACTACTACCATCTGAAGAGTAGAAGCGGTATTGATTTGGCAATTTCGAGAGCCCTGAACTCGAAGAAGGCGTTTAACGAGAGGAAATTTTATGGAGAGTAATGATATTCGAGAACTGTTTCCCAAGGAAATCGTAGAAAAAGCCAACAAAGAAATGATTGAATACGCAGTTTCTGATGAATTGGCGCTCAAAATGATGCTTCGCGCCACCAAGGATGCTGCTTTTCAGAATTTCCTTGGAAATTATGTTATTGGCGCGATTGGTAAAATTATTGAAAAGTTGGAGGCGGAAAACGGATGACACTGTTTCATGGAATTTACAAGTGCCGCTTGTGTGGAGAATGTTTTGAATCCGTCGCAACCGGATCCAAAGACACCGCATTAAAGTCCGTTGCCGGGGCTGCTTATGATGGTAAATGGTACCCTGAGGGTGGTGGAATTGGCGTATACATACACGATTTTCACTCCTGTAAAGATGGAAGTTTTGGCATAGCTGATTTTCAAGGATACAAAAAGGAGGAAGACAAATGATCAAAGACTCTGGAGACCGCACCGAATTTGAAACCGGTGCCAAGCGCGATATGCATGCAGGAAAAGGGCGGATGGACCTTCTGCCTTGGTACGGCATCATGGAGGTCAGTAAGCACTGTGAGGAAGGTGCCTTGAAGTACGGTGAGCACAACGTAGACAAGGGTATTCCGCTGCATTCGCTGCTGGACAGTGCTTCTCGGCATCTGGCAAAGTACATGGTCGGAATGGACGACGAGGACCACCTGCGAGCTGCCTGCTGGAACCTGCTGTGGGCTCTTAACCAGCGCGTGACCCATCCGGAGTTGGATGATAGGTTTTGTGCAAAGCATACGGCGGAACTGCTGGAAGAGAATCTTGTAGCACAATCGAATGGTTCAGTGCGTATCAAATGCCTGAAATGCGGTGATATGCATGGAGTCTATAAAGGAACATGGGAACATGCACCGCATGTAGTAGACTCAACTATGCGGCTCTTGTGGTGCCCGAGTTGTGGAGAATCTATGATACATGTTGCAGTAGAAGAGGTAAACGCTGATGAATAACTGGATGCGAGAAGTGGACTATGCGACCTACTGCCCGAAGTGCAAGAGCTTCAAGGTGATGGAGACGGATGAACCCTGCCACGAGTGTCTGACGGAGTGTGCGCGGGAGGGTACGGTGAAGCCTCTGAAGTTCGAGGAGAAGACGCGAAAATAACAGACTCCTTTATGGAGAAATCCAAATACTGACTATAAAGGAGAAATATTTATGGCAAAGGTTTACACTATGGAAGAACTCGAAAGAGCACGAAAGAAAGCTCAAATTCGGGAGTGGTTCCAGGACAAAAAGGTAAAAGCACAGACTTGGTGTTATGAGCACAAAGAACAGATTATTACTTATGGTCCGGTTGTTGTTGGCGGAATTGCAGCAGGAGCAAAAATGCTGTCGAAGCACGCGGCACTGGCCAAGGAGCAGAATCTGAAGGATTTGTACTGCTACGACAGAAGTTTGGGACATTACTGGAAATTGCGTCGGGAACTGACGAACGAAGAATGGCTGGAAATCGATAAGAGAAAGAAAAACGGTGAAAGACTGAGTGATATTCTCGATGATATGAGGGTGTTGGACTGACTTCATTATGGAGCCGTGGAGAAATCTGCGGCTCTTTATTTTCTGAACTGTAACAAAAAGGAGCGATTCAAATGCACGAGATTCAGGAAAAAGCCACGACCCATAAGGTCTTCATGAAAATCATCCGCCCTTGGCCCGGACGAAGCGGATATTTAGAAAAGTTCTCTGGTTTAACCTCGAACGGTATGGCAAGGTTTCGCTTTGAGGGTGATAACTACGATACCATCGCCCATGTGAGCAATATGGAATATAAGGTATATGACTGATTTCAAATCTAAAATTGTAGAGTATCAGGAGGAACGGTGAACGCTAAATGATATTTGCTGAAGAGGATTTGAACTCTTTGAATGCTATTGCTGGACTATTGGCTTCATTCGGGTGTGATAGTCAGGCTGGCTGTGTGCTTTATATTCAGCATAAAATCGCAAAGACCATGGAGGCTGACGAAAGGAAATGCAGAAATGAGAAACATGTCTAAGAAAACCTGGAAACTCCGGGTTTGGAATCACATGACCGAGATGCAGAAGTTGGATATTCTGCTGAAGCATGCTAAGGTTCCGCATACTTATGAACGTCGCTGGCCAGAGATGGACAGACCGGACTGTCAGGAATATCTCCCGGGCGGACGACACGATGGTGGTGAGCAAATCACTGCATATGATGCTGCTGGAAATCGTATCTGGGATGGCATTTGGGGTTGGGGTTCCTATGGCTTTGAGCAGGGGCTTATCGAGGTGATGGGTAGGCAGGCACTTGGCCTTGATGATGTTGAGGGCTGGCTCACGGCTCGTCAGGTTACAAAGATGTGGAGGTGTAGAAATGCTGCGAAAAATCGTTGATTTCGCCAAAAAGATATTCCGTATGGAGCCGATTCCGACGACGGTCAATACCATGTGGGAGGCTTTGCGGGATCTTGAGGTGGCCCGGAACCACTTTGAGAACTGTGATCCGGAGTTTATCACGGCTGCTATCTTCGAGCTGAACGCTGCGGAGAGCCGTCTGGATGCGGCAAGGAGGTGTGTGGGGTGAAGCCGTTTTATTATCCGACTTACAAGTGCCGATTTTGCGAGAGGGAATTTAACGATAGGCATCCCTACTGTAATCTCGAAGATGCGAAGAACAATCTGGCCGGTCTGATGGCGTTCCGCCCAATTCATTATTGCGATGGTGGTCATATTGGCATTGGATATTTTACAGGTCTCGAAAGGGTTGATAAGGATGAATGATGTTTGGGAGAAGATCGGCCATATGCTGGGTCATATTCTGGCGGCAACGCTGGTTATTTGTGCATGGCTGATCATTATTGCGTTCACGCTGAAGGTGATCTGGTTCATTTTGTTCCGGATTCTGCTGTGAGGTGCGATACGATTGACTATGAAGAAGTTGTTG